GATGGAGAAGGCCGATGCAGAGGGGCGCGTCTGCCATATCCCGGTGCTCCCGCACCTGCCGGTGCATGTGTTCTGGGATCTTGGCACCAACGACATCAACGTCCTCGCGTTCATGCAGGACCATGGCGGTTGGCTGAACTGGATCTACTGCTACGGCAAGGACGGCGAGGGTCTCCACCACTTCGCCGTGAAGCTCAAGGAGTTGGCCGACAAGCACGGTTGGGTATACGGCTGGCAGTACCTGCCGCACGATGCTGGCGAGGTGGACTACTCGCGCGAAGACCGCAAATCGCGGGCGAAGGTGCTGGAAAGCCTTGGCTTCCGCGTAAAGATCGTGCCGCGGATTCAGGACATCTCGGAGGGCATCGAGTTGACGCGGCAAATGCTTCCGCGCTGCCGGTTCGATGTGAAGGCATGCGGCGCAGATCCGCAGGGCCAGGGGCTCATTCCAGCGTTGCGCGCGTACCGCAAAGAGTGGAACGAAAAGACAGAGACGTATCGCGATTACCCTCTGCACGACTGGACCAGCAACTACGTGGACGCCGTGAGGCAGGCCGCACAAGGCTACGAACCAGAAGTGACGCGCCAAGCGCGGAAGCGGGAAAAGTCGGACCAAAACTGGAAGGTGCTCTGATGGGCGTGACGATTGACCAGACCGGCGCCGTGGGTGACCTCACGGTGTCCTTTGAGTGGCTGGCAAAGCCCGGAGAGGACCAAGTGCAGCCCGTTATGCGCTTGCGTAACCCGATTCAACGCCGCTCGCAGATCATCGCGCTGAGCGATGCCTGGAAGTGGGACGACCGCGGAGATGACGCCGACCCGGCCGGAAAGCGCGCCAAGGCGCGCATCATGCTGCAGGCGATCGAGGTTGCGGAGTGGCTGTACGACGTGCCGACGCGAGCTGGCGCATGCCGCGTCGTCGACGCCATCATGCAGTGGCTGCCAGACCTGATCGCCATGCCGCCGAGGCCAGCCCGCAACGCGCAGGACTGGATCGCTGACGCACAGCGCAGCAAGCTCGTGCTCAAGGCCAAGCAGGGCGGCGATTCGGTCACCCTACTCGACTACCGGACGTCCGCATGACGCCGAGTGAAGTCCGCTCGCGCCGTGCGCGGCTGGCCAATGAACCCCTGCTCGCCAAGCTGACGGACTGGTGGTACACGGCCCGCGACATGCAGGCCGACAACCGACGCGAGCAACAGACAGACGCTGATTTTTACGACCACCTGCAATACACGCAGGAAGAGATTCAGGCCATGCAGAAGCGTGGCCAGGCGCCGCTGGTGTTCAACCTGTGCAAGCTGGCGGTTGACTGGCTGCATGGCACCGAAACGCGCTCGCGATGGGACTGGGCGATTCGCCCGCGCACGCCGAATGACGAAGCCACGGTCAAAGCGAAGCAGGCGTACATCAAGTACCTGGATGACCTGAATTACGCGCGCTGGGCGCGATCGCAGGCATTTCTAGATTCGCTCAAGGTTGGCGTGGGCTGGAATGAGGTATCGGCAAGCGCTGATCCCGACACGCCACCGGTGATGATCGAGCATGAGCGCTGGCGCAACGTCTGGTGGGATCCGTACAGCCGGCATCCATTGCTCAAGGACTGCCGCTACCTGATCCGCAAGCGCACGCTGGATGTTGAGTTTGCTGCAGCGATGTTCCCTGAGCACGAGCAGATGATTTACCAGTCTGCGTCGGTCGAGGGAAGGCTGGGTTTCGCCGGGTTCGACGTCTACGACATCGACGACGACATCCCGCAGCTGTGGATGGATACAGACTCAAGTGGGCGCACGCGCAGCCGAGGCCTTGGTGGCATTGGTCCCTACGGCATGCAGCAGCGCGTAACAATCCTGCAGACGGAGTACCGCCAGCCAGTGCGCGCGAAGCGCATGACTGCGCGCGCAGCGGAGCTGCAGGCGATGAATGGGGAGGTGTTCGATCCCACGAAGCCGGAGCACGCAGCGGCGCTCAAGGATGGCGCGGTCAGCATTGCGGACTCGGTGCGCCAGGAGATGATGTACGCGATCTGGCTGCCGGAGGGCGTGCTGCGCGAAGGCAAGATGCCGTATCGGCACCGCCGGTTCAGCCTGGTGCCGACCTGGGCGTATCGCCGCGACCGCGACGGAATGCCGTATGGCGTGATCCGTGGAGCGCGGGACGCACAGAGCGACTACAACAAGCGGCTGAGCAAGGCGCAATGGCATCTGGCCACCAACCAGGTAATCGCGGACGAGGACGCGCTGACCGCTGAGGGCTGGGAGGATGTGCGCACCGAAGCTGCCCGCCCGGACGGAATCATCCGGCTCAACGGCGCCAAGACCGGCGCCGGCAGCAAGCGATTCGAGCTGCGAACCGGCGAAACGGCTGCGCAGTCGCAAGTGGCAATGGCTCAGCTCGCCGCAGACCATGTGCACAACGGCACCGGCGTCAATCGTGAGCAGATGGGGCGCGACAGCAACGCAACGTCGGGCCGCGCGATCCAAGCAAAGCAGAACGAGGGTGCGCTCACCACCGCGCCGCTGTTCGACGCCTACCGCATGTTCTTCCAAGCTACCGGGCAACTGGTGCTGTCGGTGGCTGAGCAGTACGTCACCGGTCCGCAGCAGTTCCGCGTAACCGAGGATCCGGCGTCCAACCAGGTGGCATGGCTTGAGATCAACAAGCCGGTGCTGAACCCGGAAACGGGCCAATGGGAGTACCAGAACGACATCACAGCACAAGCCGCCGACTACATCGTCGACGCGCAAGACTTCCGCGAAACGATGCGCCTGGCCATGGCCGAGCAGCTGCTGGAAACCATCGGCCAGTTGCCGCCGGAAGTGGGGTTGCAGTTGCTGGACCTCGCCATCGACATGACCGACCTTCCGGGGAAATCGGCGATCGTCAAGCGCATCCGGGCGATCAACGGACAGCCTGACCCGAACGCTGCGCCAGATGACCCGGAAGTGGCAGCGCAACGCGAAGCCGCGGCGCGCCAGCAACAGCAGGATCGCGAAATGCAGCAGGCGACGCAGACCGCAGAGCTTGAGAAATCCAGGGCGCAGGCCGCAAAGCTGCGCGCGGATGCAACCGAAAAGAATGTGGCGGTGCAGGGCAAGGCAATGGAAATCGCCCAACTCATCGCCTCACTACTCCCGCTGGCACAGACAGCGGACCAAGTAATCCGAAACGCAGGTGAATCATGAGCGATACCGAAGTGGACGACATGACCGCTGCCGAGAAGGCGGTGATCGACGCGGAAACCAACCGTGTCTCGGCTGAGGCGGCGGCTGCCGAGGCGGCAAAGACGGCCGAGGCAACGGCAGCTGCAGAGCAGGCAGCAAAGGCAGCCGCTGATGCGGCCGCAGCCGAACAGGCAAAGCAGATCGCTGCGGCAGCAGCAGCTCCGGTTCCGCAGCCAGCGCCGGCCCCGGCGCCTGTGTTCCCGACGCTGACGGTGGATCAAGCGCTGGCCGCGCGCAACTTCGCGACAGAACAGGCCGAATTGAACAGGGCCTGGGACGAGGGTGACCTGACACAAGCCGAGTGGGCGACGAAGTTCGCCGAGATCGCTACCGCTCAGGCGACGCTTGCCGCACAGCAGGCCATGGCAAAGATGAGCGCCGAAGCAGCCAGGGCTGCCGCAGAACAGACCTTCGAGCAGGCATCGACTGCGTTCCTCGCGCGCCCTGAAAATCTCGACATTGCAACCGACAGAACCAGGTTCGCGATGTTCCAGGCCGTGGTCCACGCCATCGACGCTGCCACGGGCAGCGCACTGCCGGCCAATGAGCTTCTGGCCAAGGCCAATTCCGAGTTCCGCAAGACGGTGGCCGCGCCCAGCGCGCCAGCACCGGCAGACGCTCCTGTCCGCAAGCCCGACCTGGCGGCGCTCCCGCCGCGCCTGACGGACATTCCGCAAGCTGGGGCTCACAGCGATGGAGAGGGTGCCGAGGTTGGCCAGTTGGCCGCACTCGGGATCGAGGATCTGGAGGCGCGCTTCGCCGGGATGAGCGATGCGCAGATCGAGCGCATCCTTGCGTCGACACCTGGCGC